TTATTTGTCTAATTCCCTCAACACGTCTTCTACTCTTTCTTCTATTGACACCTCCCACGACCTCACTTCCTCATGCGGCAATACATAATCAAAAATCTGTCCGTTTTTGCGCACGATCGTGACTGCGGCTCCTGTGATATACCCGTCATCAATCGCCTGCTTAAATTCATCGTATGTTAGCATTTTTTATCCTCCTACTTATCTATTCGTAAAAGTCTTATAAAAAGGACTTTTTTGTTTTAGTCTTTTTTAGTGGACTAAATTTTTTAAAAAAGTTTATCTTTTCTGTTGACATTGTATCTAAAATTAGATATAATATAGTCATAAAGATAAAACAAAAGAAGGACAAGAAAATGGCTAAATATAACAAATCAGAAATTATGAAAAACGCTTGGGCAATGTTTAACAGCTACGAATGGGATGTTGAAAATTTTAAATTTGTATCAGCAGAAAATAAAACATTTTCAAATTGCCTAAAAGAAGCGTGGGCAGAAGAAAAAGAATATGTTGAACGCAAAGCAAAAGAAACGGCAGAAGCTCCAAAATCTGAAGAAGCAAAAGCTTGGGACTGGGCTTGTCGTAAATTAAATGTCAATGATTTACAAAACATTGACGCAACAGACAAAGTATTTTACGTTGTTGACATGCAAAAAGAAATGTGGACTTCCAACGTCTGGGCACAAGCTATCAAAGCTGTGGAACTTTATGTGAAATTAGGTTTGGCATAATGGCAAAAAAAGATTTAACAAATCAACGTTTTGGGAGACTGACCGTTTTAGGGGATATCGGCAAGCGAACACCGAAAGAAAGTATTTTGTGGCACTGCTTGTGTGACTGTGGAAGAGCAACATTTGTTCGTGGTGACCACCTCAAAAACGGGAAAATTAAATCTTGTGGTTGTTTAAATGACGAACTCAAAAGACAGAGATATAAAGATTTAACTGGGTACGAAAATGATAATTTTAAGGTTATCATCAGAAAAGAAAGCAAAAATCAGCGTGTTAAATGGCTTTGCGAATGCAAACATTGCGGAAATACAACGACTTTAAATTCCAATGAAATTGAGAAGACAAAATCATGTGGATGCTTGAAAACTGGAGCAACGAAAGAATACATGAAATCTATCACAGATTTAGAATCTCTTAAATCGACAAAGCCAACAGCTAAAAGCACTACTGGCGTTAGAGGTGTATATTACAATAAACAAAAAGGCAAATATCAAGCCTTTATTAATGTCGATAAAAAAACAGTTTATCTTGGCCAATTTGCAAAATTAGCTGACGCTGAACACGTCAGAAGAAATGCAGAGAAAGATTTTTGGGGGAAATGATATGAAAGCAGACAGTAAAAAAATAGAATGGTTGTTGGAAAATGCAAGTCAATACTCAATTGCAAAAGGTACTGGGATAACACAGTCAAAATTATCATATTTACTAAAAGGCATAAAAGAACCATCACATCCAAAAGCGATCAAAATAGAAAATTTATCGCTCGAAATAGCAAGCAAACTAACAAATTTTTCCGAAGAAATTCAAAAAAATAAGTAAAACGCTTGACATTATATCTAAAATTAGATATAATGAGTATATAAAATAAAGCCAGGAGAAAATCAACCATGAAAACATTTAACATTATTGTATCAGAGTCAGCAAATTTAAAAGAACATTCAAGCGAGTTAGTAGATAACATCATCTACAAAGTCGAAGCCAAAAATCGCAGAGAAGCTTTTAAAAAAGCAAGAGAAGAATATAGTTTTAGTTCTAAATGGAAATTCAACATGCGTGATCTAACTGCTATCGATAATACTCACAGACGCGCTTGGGGACGTCGATATTTACGGGTTGAAGAAGCATAATTGACAAAAAAATCAATTAGCTATATAATTTAATTATTGTATTATGGTTTTGGAATCAGCATTATGTTTGATTAAGTCAAAATAAGACAATTCGTATTCAACCTTTTTCAAGGTGGCGCTCGATTCGGGCGCATTTTTTTTATATACAAAAAAACCGCCCTCAATCAGAGAGCGGTTTTGTCTTATCTCGGAGCTTTACCTCCTATACTGGTTTTTTAGTTGAGGTGTAAGTAACACCATTAATAGTAATCTCTAGGCTATCAATAACCACATCAATCTTGTCAGACTGCCCGACACTGATGTCGGTCTGTTTGTCATACTTGTTAAGTGGTCCATTTTCCTGCTCAATCGCTTTTAGACGGCTTGCCATACCTACAATATAATTATCATAACCACTAGCAGCGTAGTCATAGACTGCACCACCGACCTTAAACATGCCTTTGACAGCCTCGCTAAAGGTCTTAGCACCGCTGACCTTGTAAGAGCCGTCAGCACTCAAGAGATAAAACCAGTCAGTCAGGAAATCATCTACAGAGGCATAGTGCATGTAGTTTCCTCCCTCGCTAGCTGGTCTTGCTGTTCCTTGGGTGACAGTCACACCACTTGGACGCTCTCCTTTACCAGTCCATGTCATGCCTCCCCAGTTGTTATCTGCCTTACCTACAGCTGAGGTACCCCAAAGCCCCTCAAAGTGTAGGACGGTGATAGCGTAGCTAGGGAGGATGTCATGCTCTTTACATTTAGCTAGGATTTTATCCAAGATAGCTTTTTTAAGCACAGCACCATTAAATAGTAAGTCGCCATCTTGTTTGACAGCAGGGCTTTGCTCCGCTACTTGTGGCTGTTTTAGCATCTCATTGACTTTTGCTTGCACAGCGTCATAATTACTACCAAGAGATAGCTTGCGCTGCTCACCACTGCCGTGTTTGCCAGCTAGCACCTCCTGAGCTAGCTCATCAATAGACTTTTGAGTTGTCGTAGCTTTGCCATTAATGACTGCCATGACAGCCTCATATTGATTACCAAGAGCTGACTTGCGGGTATCTCCGTTACCGTAAATACCTGCCAAGGTCTCTTTAACCAAAGTGTCAAGGCTTTTTCCAGCCGTTGAAGTTGTTGCTGGGGTGGCTAAACGGTAAACATAAGAATACATCCAGCCAGCGCTAGCAGCGGTCTGATTGTAGTTATTGATGGTAATGCCATTATTGGCATAATTACAGTGAATGATGTTGTCTGAATCTACAAACATTACGACATGACCACCAGCTCCAGCAGACTGACCACGTAGCCCCCAAATAACAACATCACCCCTTTGGCTATTCCAATCTTGATTTTCTGCAATCAATACATATCCATTTTTGATAAGCCAATCATGCATATATTCTGTATTTACAGCCCAGCCAGCAGAGATAGTACCTGCTGACATCAAAGCATAATAAATAGCACTTGAGCAGTCATAGGAGCTTGGACCGTTTCGGTAATCCATGGAATAAGAAACAGCCCCTTGCCTAGCTACCATCCAAGAAATGGCTTTTTCAGTCTCTATTGCCATATTATTGACCTTTCCAATTGTCATTCATGCGTTTAACAGCTGCTTCGATAAAGACTTCCATTTGTTTGTCTGACAAATAGACATTGTGTTTTGATAATTCGTCACGAACCGCAACTTTAGCTTCTGTTAGTTTTTCGATACCTTTGATGTCTTTATCATAAGCAATCTGCTCAATAGCTTCTACCGCATTTTGAGCCACAATTTCAGCGATTTTGACCGCTTTCTCGCCACCTTTTTTAAGTAGGTAATCTTTAACAACTTTAACCGCAATACCTGCTAAAATAGTTAAAATTGATAAGGTTGAGCCAGTAATAACTTGTAGTAATTCTTCCATTATTTTTTCTCCTCTTTTACTTTCCAGAGCGTTTTTAGCTGCTCGTCATGACTAATAAGTCTATCTTCTACGGTTCCGATTCTGATTTCGTGCTGATCTTGGACCTTTTGTAGTCGGTCACGATGGTTTTTGGATTCGGTCCATTTATAATTGTTGTCTTTTAAGTCGTCAGATATTTTGACGATAGCACTTTCCAAGGCTTCCATAGCCTTTTTATTATTGTCTAAAACGTGTTTGACAGGTGCAGACACCCATTTTAAAAATACTATTATTGCAGTAAGCGCTACGCACCATTGAGCGACCGAAGTAATGTCTATCGTCATATAAGACCCTCGCTATTCTGCTCCGATATTACCAGATTCAATAAGCTGTTTTACTTTTTCACGATATTTTTTCGGGACATCTTCCAAAGTAATCCAACCAAACTCAATTTGCATTGCAAAATAATTAATCATCATGATACGTCTCCTTTTAATCCACTTTTTCAACAGTTTCATCATCTGTTGTTTCCTCTTTTTCTTGCGTTGCGATAAGTAAATTTAAAATGCCAGTTGCAAATTTAAGCATGTTTTCCACTTTTTCGACATCTGTGTCTAGCTTCGCAAACTTTTCGTTTAATGCTTTCTGCGGTTGCAACTGCTGATAAATCATCTTTTCGCATAGTGCCATAACCTCGCTTTGAGGTTTGTATAAATACTCTTTTGGTAATTTCAATGGGATGTGCCAACCTGCATGACTGCCTGTGCCATCCAAAATGACATTTGTCCCATCAATTGAACCATCTGGTAATTGATGCGGATATTTTGCTGTTATGTTAAGCATTTAAATCTCCTTTCCTCATGCCGTTCTCAGCCAAATATAAGTTGTGATGTAAGGTTGCAAGTTGTTATGCGGCTGGTCGCCACCTTCGGCTTGAACTCCTTTTTGCCAAGGCCAACTGTATGACCCTGAGCCAGCACCAGCTGTGGCATAAGCTTTCGTACTGCTTGCAGCTAGCAACAAAGCGTTATTATCATTTGATACGTTGTGGTCGTGTCGTGGCATCTCTTCTTTTGTCAAACGGTGTGATTTCTCACCGCCTGTTTTACCAGCGTAGTTAAATTCTGTCTCATTTTCGGAGACCCCGACAATGGTCCTACCTTGTGCATACCTTTGCCATGTGCCACCGATAAATGTTGATGGATTGGCAGATGATGTGCTCATGTAAACAGAGCCGACTGGATAAATCATGTTGAGAATTGTCAGCTTGCTTATCGCAAATCCATCAACCGTTAATGATTTAGTCTCTGTCTTGCCATTCACATATACATCACCCTCAGCATCGATTATGCCACGCTCCCAAACTTTACCAAATGACACCCCAGTAGGGGCTTTGGTCACCAATGCAAACTCACTTGATATCGTCTGAGTAACTGGAGATGCTGGCATAAGACTATCACTGAGTACAATTCTAACTATCCACGACTTTGATTTGTCGTAAGTTCCACCAAGATTAAGTAACTCACCATTAAAGCTTGATACCGTTGTCCATGTATTAGTCGCTGCACCGTTGTCTGTAACAAACACGCCAGTGTTGTAAGGTGCAACATCAACTTTTATTTTAAGTCGATTTTTTTGGATTCCTCCAACCATGAGAGGTGCGATTTTAACAATCGGAGACAATTGTAAGATGTTTGGATTAGACTTAGCTCTTGTTACTTTAAACGAGGTAACAAAAGGCAAAAAATAATCAATAACATTGATGCTGACATCAACTGGAGCAGATGTTAGCCCACGACTGTCAGTGACAGTTGCCCTAACAGTAGCTGAGCCAGCATAGTCCATCATCCCGAGTGTTCCACCGTTAGTATTAGTCACGTTGCCTTTGCCAACAATTTCAGCACGATAACCAACGATACTTGCACCGTTTGAGCCAGTCGCCCCACTAAAAGCGACTTTTACATTGCTTAAAATCCGTACAAAGTTATTACCAGTGATTAAACTACCAGTTGAGGTACTAGCATCAGATAAGCTGATACTTTTCAGCTCTGGCTTATAAGTTGCATTATCTGGTACAGATACTGATAGAGAGTATTTATTCTCACCTATTTTTGATGACCCTGAGTAGGTCTCTACCGTAAATGTGCCAGTACCTGTTAACTCGTTTGGCATTAAACTTGCAAATGATGTTGGTAAAGTCCACGAATAACTCGTATCAACTCCAGTTGCAATCGTGCCAGTTGTACCTTTAAAGTCATACTTGATGGTGTGTTTAAAGCTAGCATCTTGTCTTGTGACGTTGATTGCTACTGCACTCCCCAAAGTGCCACTAATCGCACTCGATGTACTAGCACGCTTAATTGTCGGCAATCTGATAGGCTCTGATACGCTTGCTTCGCCGTAATTGCCAAAGTTAATTGGCAGATAAGCAGATATATTAAATTGAGGTTTAGAACCATCTGGATTATGATTAACTCGATAATCCTTGGCTAAAATCTGCTTGTATTGACCTTGGCTGATAGATGGGTTGATATTGACAGTCTCAGACCAACCGTCCACTGTAATTTTCAATGGTCGATTCTCAGGCAGCGAGATCATACCGTAGCTAGACATACGCAAGAATACTTGCACGTTGACCGTACTATAGTTTCCGACTGTGTTTTGAGAGTTCCACGCAGATATAATCTCAATGGTTAAGCTTCCACCCCAACCACCAGTAAATGTATTAGTACCCATGATTCACCCCCTATCCAATGTATCTAATAACGTTAAAGTTTGGATTAGCATCATACACTTCTTCAACATATTTTCCAATCTGTATGCGCTCGGTAAACAGACCGTTTTTAATCATCAATGTATCACCAGTTAAAGTCATCTGCGCAGTCCCGTTGGTCACGAAGCTAATGCTATCCTGCGACATAAACAATTTAGCTTTACCATCTTTATCGCCAATAGCAATTCCCTCTTCGCCGATTAATGTCTCATTGTTGATAAAGTCAAATTTTGCAATCGCTGCACCAAGTTTTTGTTTTAGCTCGACCGTTCTGTCAAAAAGCGATGCTATATCAGATGCAACCTTTTGTTTCTCATCTTTTGTGGTTGTCTCGTACCAAAGTTTGTAGCGAGCCTCAACCTCACTAATAGCATTGTGCATAGCTTCAGCAATTGCATTTTCTCTTGCTAGTGATGTTCGCTCCTCGAGCGCTAGCAACTGCGCTTGGGTGAGCGCTAGGTCTGCTTTGCTATCAATTTTATTGTTGAGGTCTTGTAATTGCTTTTCATCCAAAGCGCCAGCTGGACCTTTATCGCCGTAAACACCAATGATAGCTGGTGTCGTTTCTTTTCGAGTGCTATCTGAGTAGTTGTCAACACGGTAATGCCAGTGATACTTATTTGTTGGCGTTGGTACTTGTGGTGTACCTTTGACCCAACCAGTTGTTGCGGAGGTGATACCAGTTTTGCTAGCTGACACCAAATAATAATCTTCGGTTGAGGTGATACCTCGACCTGCTGAGCCATCCACTGTGTTAGTAAAAGTCACTTGCTTTGATGCAACAAAGTCGTTACCGATATAGGCATCTACAGTTACAATAAGTGGTTTATCAAGCGTAATGCTTGATGCATCAACTGCCAATTGCATACCTGCAGAAATGAGTTCATCACCATTCTTAAATTGGTACGTTGCATTAAACTTTTTGTTTGATTTCCACAATTCAGCAGTAAGTACGCTTCTTCCAGTGCTATTTTTAAACGTAGTCCCATTGTCAGTGATCAACCGCAAATCGTATGGTTTAGCAGCTTCCGCTAGCTCACTCATGCGGTCAATTAACCCTTGTGAGCTTTTGCTCTCTAAGGCTCTGTAATTATCAAAGACGGTCTTATTTTGATTAGGCTCTGTAAATGATATATGCTGCTCGCTGACCCTTGCTTCTAAAATTAAGCTTGGGGTGTATTCTGGGTCATTGATTTTGATGGTGTCACCAATGTCTAAATCTCCAATAAATCCAGATACTTCATAGGTCACCGCTGGATAACAATGCTTCCTCAGGTCTGCGAGAGCAATAGAGATGAGTTTTTCCTCGCTCTCTGTGTCAACATCTAAGTCTTTTCGTATCCAGTTGTCATCTGTCTCGATTCCTGTAAATGCTGACGGATAAAGCTCTTTAGACAAAGGCGCATACAACAAACTGTTTTTTAGGTAAAATTCAACTTGACCAGCTTCGTTTTTCCACTCACGATAAAGCGATGGATTAATGAAGACCTCTTTTTCTTCAGTTGTCGTGGTTGTTTCGTCTTTTGGTGGCTCTGCGGTTGCTGTCCCGTCAACACGTTTACCTTGGACCAATTCTGATGGATAACATACGGTTTGGACTGTCCTTAAATAAGCACTAGCACTATAAGTGTGCTCTTGGACGACTTGGACGTTATTAAAGTTTTGCTCTAAAACTGTAAGCGTGTCGCCTGACAACGACTTAACGATAACAGTATGCCCCCAGCCGCCTGTGTAAACAGGAGCACCAGAATTAGCTCTGATATTGACGATAGACCCAGCAGCCAAGTCGGATACTTTGCTTGGCGCAAATGATTTCCAGCCAAATTGAGCCCAGTTGTAGTCCGTACCAATCTGAGCAGCTGCTGCACCAGCACCGATAAGACCTCTAAAACTAGTTACACCACCGTTAAGACCTGGCCCATCTAATTTCATGGCATACCAAGCTGCTAACGCATAACATTGACCAGAGCCTACTCGTTGACCTTTCAGCCCGTTTGCTTCCGCAAGTACCGCTTTTGTTTTAGCAGCTATCTGAGTAGTGTTTTGACTAGTCGAGCCACCATTTTTAAATTGGTTATCGACGTTATCCATAGCGCCGTTATTGTTACGGTTAATACCTGCTCTAATGTCTCGCATGAGAGGTGCATAATGAACATAACCAGCTGCTGCATAGTCGTAAGTCGCACCACCAACTCTAAACAAGCCCTTGGTATAATCATCAATGGTTAGCTTACCTTTGACGGCATAAATGCCTTGCTCGGCTAAGAGGTAAGCGTAATCTTTTAAGTAGTCATCAACACTTGCGTAATGGTTATAATATCCACCCTCGGCTCGAGGCTGACCTTGGGAAACCTTAATTCCGCTTGGTCTAGTTGTTGCACCAGTCCAAGTAATGCCGCCCCAATTATTATCAGCACGACCTACTGGGGTATCTCCCCAAAACGATTCAAGGTAAAGTTGGCTAAAGACGCCAGACGGTAATAGCTTGTATTTACTGCATAAACTTAAAACGGTGTTAACAACAGATGATTGCATCACATGACCTGCATAAGTCAAATTACCACCAGACCACAAAACAGACCCCGTTTTCACAGAGCCTTGCTTAATTGTAGTGGTTGTGACAGTGGTTTTACCACTTGGTCTTATAGCGTTGTAGATGCCAGTTTTATCAATCTTACGTCTGACACTCTCGATATTTTTGCCATATTGCAAAATAATATCATCTCGTCTACGACCAACACCTTGATGTGTAGCGTCATTCTTCTTGTAGACATTCATGACAAACGATTTAAGACTGGAGTCGTTTTTAAGATGCGTCACAAACTCGATTTCTGCATCAAAATTATTAGCGATAGATAGTAGTCGTTTAAGATTGGTATCTTGACCAGTCCATTCAATTGTGCGTTTTTGGTCGGTTATCTCATTGGTGCCAATGGTAATAGCGCCGTTTTTAAGGATGCCAAACAAATTACAATAATCAACAAACGACATTTGAGCCGCTGCTTTATAAGGTCCAGCATACTCATTGAGCAATTCGAGATTGAGGTTCTCGCAATAACAACGTATCTCTGTGTCCGTCTCGTCTGTTGACATAACGTTAAACAGATAAGACTTGCCGTTGTATTTAAACGACACAAAAGACCTTTCTGTCAATGTCAGATAGGCCTTTTCTTTGACTGTGTCAGACTTAATGCCTCGCTTATAAACCGTAAATTCAAACGTTGAATTAGCCGTGTTTAGATACTGAGAAAATTTGTCGTCATAATAATTTAAGGTGTCTTGCTTATCGTTATCAATATAAGCAACTTTTTCCAATTTTGCATTATGGATTGTTATAAGCATTTATAGCCACCTTTCTTCAAAACTTAGCGTAATATCTGGGTTAGCGGTTGCCCAACTAGACAAAGACACCTCGAAAGTTGAGGTGCCAGGAGGTATTTTAGGAAAACTGATAAATCCGTCAACGATTTTATTATTTTTAGGAACACCATCTACCAAAAGCGTGTCATTTTCACTATTTAAGACGACTTCCGAACCTGCAGAAAATGTGTTGGGCACATCTTCTTGTAAATTCGTGAAGTTTTTCTTGATATACAGCCCGTCAATGAACATGTTGACTGGCAGAGGCTTGTTACCGATAGCGCCCATAAAAACATGTACTTTTAAAGCTTTGCGGTCTCTTAATGTTGGAGCGCTAACTTTGTAGCGACTTCCCCAATAATAAATATCAAGCTCATCATTATTACGGGCAATTTCTGACCATCCCTGTTTGTGATAAAACGGGTTGTAATCATTAGCATTAAAAGGTTTGCTAAAAATAGTTGTAAAACCAGCTTCTGACGAAACAGAAACGTTGTATTCCATCTTTTGCCCACTTGAGCGCTTAACAACTTCTGAGCCATACATAAAATTTCCGTCAACATCACTAACAGAGATTTTAATAAAGCCACATTCGTTAACGTTTAGTGGCCAAAAAATTTGTCTAGCCCACAGTACCTCGTTGATAGACCCAACCCCACCGACAGAATCGGCCGGTATATCAAACGTGAGAGACGCACCGTGAAGTCCTGTTCCAGTCCCTGCGTTTGCTAGGTAGATGTGATTGCGGTCAAAAGCTGTCTTTTGCCCAAGCGACCCGTTAATCGTTTGGTCGTTGTCGTTTAAAATAGCAACATTTTTAGCACCTGACGTCAGCATGTTGGCAAGTTTAGCGTCTTTAAAATCAACTAATATTTCAGAGTGTTTGACGTCCTCTTTGTCATACTCTTCCAAGTCTCCAATCTCGAACACAGACAAGCGATTAACAAAAGCTAAATAGCCGTTATCAGCATTGTGCTTAACAGTGATAATTGGATGCGCATCAACATTTCCGTTGTTTGTAATGTCAATCAGTAGCTTCTTACCGTCTTGTCTATAATTCGTGATTTTTTTGTATGACACGGAATGAGCCACACCGTCTGGAACAAGCAGTTCCAAAGTTACTAGGCTTAACCATGCGATCGGGTCGCTAGCAGATATTTTATTTATTGGTATAGCTAGATAATATTTGTCAGGTTCGTCGCTAAAAGTCACCTTGACTTGCTCGTTGACATTAAAAATACCAGCTAATTTATGTTTTAGCTTGTTTAATGCGTACTCGTTCGTCCTATCTTTTAAATAAAAATCAACTGTGATTATTTTTGCGCTAGTATTGATTTTTTTAACATGCAAACCAATAAATGGAGCATCGTTGGTTTCGGCTTGTCTCTCGTTACCGATGTCACGATTGACAGACATAATAGTGATGAGGCTAGATAAATCCACATCATTAAAAGTCATTGTAGTCATCTAAACCTCACCTCTCAATCGTTTTAATGTCATATCTCGACTATTTAGATAGTCTCTCATATCTCCGCCTGTTGTTCTAGCAACCTCACGACCATTGATATTTAACACAACAGGGCGTTTAACAGCATCATTAGCTAATTTCAAGGCGCTTTTGGCAATCTCATCATTGCTATCAACATAAGCAATGCCAGAATTGGCTTTAGCAGATTCTCGAGCGTATTTCATACTTACGTCGTGCGGTACTACTGTTGTACCATTTGGCATGTGCACTAATTCCCCTCGACCACCCTCGTTAATACGAGCAAATCCACCTTGCCAATCAGATGTACCTCTGGCGAGATATGGGATTTTCGGTATGTTGACACCGGGCAGTTTGTTGGTAATGCCAATAACCTTATTGATGCCACCGATTGCTCCGTTGATCAAACTTTTAATGCCAGAAACAACACCGCTAAAGATACCACTGATCGTCTCTCCAACCCTAGTAAAAATCCTAGTAGCTGTGTCTGATGCAGTATTCCACGCTTCGGCGAACCATCCGCCAATTTTGCCAACGACATTTTGGATTAACTTACCAAAACTAGATACACCATCTTTAAAACTTTCCCACATCGCCATGCCGATTATTTTGACTAACTCAAATTTTTGGCCGACCTCTGCGACAATATCATCCCAAAAAACGACAGCTGCGACAATAGCCGCTATGGCTGCCGCTATGATCCAACCTATTGGCGTCATCATGCCTAAAACGGTTAAAATGCCGCTAACAACAGTCATGATATTAGCAATAGCTCCAAAAATAGTCCCGACCACAACAAGGATAGGTCCGCCAACGACAGCTATAAGCAAGAGGTTTTTTTGATACTCTTGTAAAGGCAAATTGTCCCAAATGCGCCCCAAAGCCTCTTTGACATTATCTGCAAACACAGTAATCGACTGTATCATTGCTTGCATTTTTGCATCTACGTCACTGCCATCTCCGCCAAGAGAACCCATGAAATCGATTACTGACGCTTTTGCTTGCGAAAATGAGCCGCTGATTGTTTCTGACGCTTCTCTAGCTGTCGTTCCTGTTACGCCTAAATTATCTTGGATAATGTGGATTGCTTGTATAATGTCCGAAAAGTTATTGATGTCAAATTCCATGCCGCTTAGCTTACCAGCTTCGTCCAGCAATCTTTGCATCTCTTCCCTTGTGCCACCGTACGTTTATATTCGCCATAAGTCGTTAATTTATGACCGTTCTCTTATGAACTGCTATATATTTCTATATAGACTAGACTATCTCTTGTACATTTCTGCACCCTCGCACTTCCACCCACTTGGGTGTACTCTACTCCATTAAAAAAGCACCTTATTTTATAAATAAGAATGCTTAATCTGTTTCGATAGTCGTTACACTTTTATGAATTTATTTTAGAACGTTTTCCGTTCTTGTAAGAAAATTGATAACCTCTTGTTATTCCTCTTTGCCCAATCGTACCTTTTTCTAACATTAAAGATATATTGCTTATTGTACAATTGAAATATTTTGCGGTTTCTGAAACGCTTTTGAATTCAAGAGTTTCAATCACATAAAGCCATGATAAATGACCACCTCCACGTTTTTTTCTTTCTTCTGCAAAGCGCTCAACAATTATTGTCTCACTCCTTACACCAATTGTTTCAAAACGTGAATTATTTTCTGAATAAGTTGCCCATCTCAAATTATCAATAGAATTATTTTTCCTATTCCCGTCAATGTGGTCTACTGTCGCCTTATTTTCAGGGTTAGGGATAAATGCTTCTGCTACCAATCTATGAATAGGAACTTTTTCTGATTTATTATCTTTATATAAATCGGCCATTAAATATCCATTTCGTTTGTTCGTAAATGGTTTTTTAATATATTCTGTGTTATCGTTTCTAACCATTCCGTTTTCATTTATAGAATAGTTATTATTTCTTGCAATTTTTACCCACATAATCAGTTTCCTTTACCACGTATTTATATATTTATTTTACCATACAAATACATTAAAGTCAACCTCTATGCAGATATCAATTCATACTTAGCACGGTATTGTCTACGTCTTAATTCGTTTAGAGTTCCACCGTTTTCACGAGGTTTATACTGAGCTAGTTTTTTAGGTTTACCCAGTTTAAGGTTGTCCAGCATCGTGTAATTACCTTTAGCAAAGCCTTGATAGGCATTTTGAATTAACCCGATGTTTGTACCAAATTTATTAGCGTTGTCAGACATGTCGACCATGGCAGTATCAGCGACACCAACAGCCTTTACTGTATCTCCTCCAAGAGATGAAATTAGACTAGCGGAAAAGCTGGTGACTTGCTCCATGTACTCATTAGCAGATACACCAGCTCGTCTAAACGCTGTATTTGCATTTTTTTGCACAGCTTTAGCAGACTTTTTAAACAAAGTCTCAACACCACCGATTGACTGCTCAAGGTTTGCATACTCTTTAACAACTGCTGTTATACCAGCAACCGCTGGCAATGTAAACATGGTTGTCATACTTTTGCCAATAGAGCTTATTTTATCTCCGTAAGTGGACAACTTGCCAGATATTGCGTCAATTTTAGTGGTCAAGCCATCAAAAGAGTTGCCAGATTCGTTGTTTGAGCCTTTAATTTTCTCTTTTAATTTTTCGGCTTGCTCCTGCGCTTTTTCAAACGCTTTTTGCATTTTAGAGGCGTCACCAGTTATCTGCACTCCTAAAGTATAATCAGCCATTGTCCACCTCCTCGTTCGGTTTTGTCATGTTGTTAGCTTGATAGACTAAATCAACCCAAGATTTACCTTCATCAGCGATGTTTTTGTTAATGATTTCCAAATGCGCTTCAACGATTTCCATGTTCGCAGGCTGTTGCTGACGCTTCCACAAATCAACAAATTTAGCGCTTTTTTTACGCATCGCATTATTGATTGCATTTAGCACAGCATTGCGCATAAGCTCACTTTCTCGCACCTGTTTATCTTCCCAAGCTTTTCTGATAAAGGCTTTTTCTCGTCTGGTTAATTCCAAAAATTCGGATTTTGTAGTCCCAAAATTGACAAAATAAAAAGCAAAGTCAATATCTTTGTGATACTGACTTGCTAATCTGTCATACTCTACATCTGTGCTATCGCCAGACCCGCCGAGGTACTCAAAGTCAACTAAGCGCCGAGGAAGAAAAAAGGGCAATCACGCTGGATTGTGTTGATCACTAGCATATTTACATACGCATAACCTTTTGTGTTTAACACCTTAGTAAAAACGTTAGAGCCTTGCTCGCTAGATACACGACCACCTTCTACAGCATAAAGAGCATTAGCAAAATACTGACGTAGCATAGATAGCGATAACATACCTTTGTTATTTACAACAACATCCATAAACGCTTTACCTGTCAAAGCTTCGACAGTTTCAATGGTTTTTTCGTTGTACTTTAGTTCATATTGCTTTTCATCAATAATAATTAATTCTTTTTCCATTTGTCCCCCTGTTAGCTAGGCATAGCTGTTACTTTTTCAGCGTCTTCTGGTGATAATGTTGATAAATCAATCAATGCTCCATTGCCTTCGAGACTGATTGAGTATGTCATACCATCATCGTAAGGAGCCTCCAAGCTATAATCACTTACCGACGCAAGCCCGCCAAACATTCCTTTTTTGGTTTTTCCGTTAATAACTTTAATACAAACAAACTCGCTCTTTTCAAAAGCTTCGCCCAATTGCTTGTGAGTCTCGTCTGACGGTACGTAAAGACCATCATTATCGATAGACCATTCTTTCATGCCAGGAATTTTAGATTTCCACCCACCTTTTGTATCTTTAGATGATACTTCGATTGAGTCAGCTGTACGATTAATTGTTAACCCTTGCTGACCACTAATAGCAAGTAATTTTGCGCCAGTTTTATCAAAGATTGCTAAGATAATGTCTTTACCAGCAATGGCTTTTGTTGCTGATGCATCAAAATTACAATAAACATTTTGGTCAAATGCCACCATTATTTCTCCTTTTAAACTTTTACTTTAAAACCGTACGAAACTTTGATTTCGTAGGCTACAATTGCATGCATTTCGCCAGTCTCATCCTCTTGTAAGGACTGCATGCCGACTTCTGATTGTCTCAAAATGTCGATTTCTTCTGGCAAAACTAATTCTTCTGTGAGCGCTTCTTCGAGTTTTTCAATCATGTCATAAATAGCTACTTTGCTTTTTCCAGCTTCCGCTATGGCATGTATCCAAACCGTAAACACTTCGCACCACATGACCTTTGTGTCTTCTGGTCGCTTATCCACAACCTCGATAAAATAAAAAGGCGATGGCATGTCTTCTGGTACGTGATCATAAGCCATCAACCCTGTCTTATCTTCAATTTTTTGTTTAATTGAGGCATGTAAATCAACCAGTCCCAGTTTTTTTAACATGTCATCTCCTTAATTCGTTTAGCATGTCTTGCCTATAAATTTCACGCTGTTTTTTGACGTTATTAAACAGGTATTTCGTACCATTAACGTAACCAACCTGTTTACCGTTACGGACAAGTCTATGACCGTATTCAACATGAGGTGCATAGTCCTTGATATATCCAAAATTACCTGTGATAACACCTTTTGATGAATTTACCTTTTTGAGACGTCTAGAGCGCAACAACTCGCCAGACTTATGCCTTTTAGTGTTTTTACCAATCGGTGTACCAGGCGGTCTTGCTGATCTGTTAAACATCTCTGTGAGGTTTTTGTTGACAACCTTATCCCAACGCTTCTCGCTCATTGACCTTAGTTTTACCTCTAAGGCTGGCATACCTGTCATTGACATCCTCATAAGCGATACCCTTTAATGACGAGTAGTCTCCATCTACCAAGATCTTTAACGGATTCAACTTTGTATTTCGAGCCGTCTATTACAACGTGTGACGCTTGTTTGACTTCCGCCTTGCTAACTTGATTAGTCAGCAATTTGCGTGCGCTAGACGTTAAATCTCGACCGTATAACGACACGTCATCAGCCGACCACTCCGTAAAACGACCTTTAGCGACACGCTTGACGACATCTTTAGTGATGTCATTGCCAAGCTTATCTTTTTTCCCTGTTTTTTGTGGGGTTACTAAGTCAAAATTAACAAATCTCATAAAAACCGTACCACCTTTTTATTCAAGATGGCTAGACGGTCTTTTTTGTATGAGGCTAACTCGTCTCCGTACTCTGCTAAAATGTCAGCGACAAATTTAGTTGAGATAGTATCAGCGTTTTCCGTGTCAATTCCTTCAAAATACATACGACGATACATTTTGACAACAACATCAACAGCGATGGAATTAAAAAGAGGGTTAAAAACGACATCACCGACTTTTAAATTAATACGGTCGATAGCCGTTTGCGTTAACTCCTCTAATAACTCCTCTTTTAAAGACGTTTCGTCTGCTAAACGGACACGGACACGATCAATAATTGCTTGTTTTGTTTCGTCCATGTCGACCTACTTTCTAGATGTGTGCTTGCAACAATTCGATGATTTCAGCTTTTTTAGCATTACTTGGAAGTTCGATTCCTAATTCCTCGGCTTTTGCTTTTAATTCATCCACTTTTAAACCATCTAAGCTATTGCCATTATCTGACACCTCAATAAACGGTTTATGCTCTGTATTGTTGCTAGATAACAAGCTTTCTAATCGTTCTTTGCTTGGCTCGTAGCCTTTACGAGGAAAGCTATCGCCAACCTCGTATAAAAAGCTATTATCAAGCAAGTCAAAAAAACGTGCTTTTACTGTGTAAGCCATAGATTACCCCCTTAGACGCCTGGTGTAAGAGTTACTTTAACAATTCCGTCAATGCGTTCTGGGTACATCAACATACCAGATACAAGCAGCGTTTGGATAGTAAGCGTTGTATTTTCTTGGAAGTGATTCATTCCAATGTAGCCGGTTGGATCACCGTAAAGATTAAATTCTTTAGCTAATTCAGAATTATTTGGATTGATGTAAGCAAAGATGATATTTTCTGGTACTGTCGCCAAGATTTCGCCTTTTGTGACATCGTTTGTCGAGATAATGACCGTCCCTGTAAAATCGACAAGGTAAGTCAAGCCAAATGCTGTTTGAGTAGTGATGCCAGCTTTAGCGATGTATTCAGCGACATCAAGGCTGTTAGCAAAGACAATCGCACGCTCTGAACCGTAGTCCTCAAAAAGCACTTGTAATTTACCCCAAGCAGATGCCAAAGCCCCTTGCAAGCCATGACCTAATGCATCTTGTGTGCCTGTCCCTGTTTTGAGAGCAGCCACAAAATCTGTGCGGATTTTCTTTTGCAATTGACGAACAAGAGCGTTGTCAGTATTTGTGACCGCTTCGTTTGAACCAAACATTTGAATATCTTCGCCGGTTGTCGCTTTGCGGTATTTTTTAAGTTCAATTTTTTTCTCAGAGTGTGTTTTGCGAGCGACTTTAGACAACGGAATAACTTCCCCTTCCGGAACTGTGCCATCAGCTAATGTGACATCATAACCAGCGTATGTCTTAAGCGTCATTCCCTCAGATACTGAGATTTTACGAGTAACCCCAAGCATTTCAAGCAATTTCGAGATATTTTCTTGGAATTTGTTTGTGACGTCGATTGTGATAGGGTATTTAAGATCTGTTGATTTGATTAGATTTTCTTCTGGATAAGTGCGTGATGTTACCATGTGTTAATTCTCCTGTTTTATTGGAATAGGCCGATATTTTCGGCAATGAGTTTTTGTCGTTCAGCAGTATCTTTGACCGCTAAAATTTGTTCTTTTGTCAGTCCGCTATTACCATTTGATTTTTTAGGCGCTGGTGATTTAAGACGTTCTTTGACTTCCTTTTCGACTGCTTCCGTAAAAGCTTCAGAAAACGCTTCTACTGCATTTTTAGTCTTATCTGCATCAGTAGATACCAATTGAGATAAAAGTGCGTCAGATACGCTGATATTAGCTTCTGATAGCATTGTGCGAGCGGTACTCTTCATTTCTGACAGTGTACGTTCAGCTTCAAGTTCGGCAATACGTGCTTCTAGTTTCGCTTTTTCGTGCTGCGCTTTTTGTTCAGCATTCATTTTTGCAAGTCTTTTAGCTTCGTTTTCCTTTTCTTCAGTTTCAGCCACCCATTTGTTTCGTGCGGTATCAATAGCTTTAGCCACACGCTTATCAAATTCAGCTTGTTTCTTAGGGTCTGACAAAATATCGTCAAACGTTTGCTCCTTAGCTTCTTCTTGTGCACCAGATTGTTCTAGGATTTCTTCGTTTTCCATTTTTTCCTCCTGCCCCACGCCATTGCAAAAGCCCCAGCGCATTGCTTTAGATTTTTATTTGCCTAGTTTTTTGTCATGCGACAGGACATAATAAAAAGCCGTATTGCTACGACTTTAAAAATTTGTTTTTAATTTCAATCAACAGATCATATTCTGTTTTTGTGATAGTTACCATTTCAGGGTTAATCATAACCAGACGTTGATTTCTAACCATTTCTAGTTCAGCTTGCTCTAACACCATATTATTTCTTCCTCCACTTCCGTTTGTAATTTTGCTTGATGTAGTCGACATCATCGCCGATTGACTTGATGGCTGCTTGGTTATCTAACGTCGCTGATTTAACAGCGTCTAGCTCGTTATTTGTAGCTTGAGCATTTACTGACACGATAGCTCGTAATTCGGCGACTTCTTTAATTAGCATCACAACTGCTGTTTTCAATTTACGTTTTTTCTTGATGCGTTTATTCATCCATTTTTACCTCTCTAAATAATCATCTGGGATAACCATAGCAAACGTGCTACGGCAGTTTGCGTGCATCGGTGGAAAGTTAATTCCAACCTGTTTATCTTTCAGTTTAAATTTATGACCGTCTAATCCCCTACAAATCGAGCTGGTGGACCCATCCAAAACCGAGACAAATTCGTACTCGTCAAAGTCTTTGCTATTCTCAAATGGCGCAATCATCGCTTGATTGTTGACATAAGTACCCTCAGTCATGATCAATCGTGTAATATCCGACTGCGACCTTACAGTAAAACGCTCAGACATCTGTTTGACAACTTTATCAAAACTATCTCCTCTGATAATAGCTGTTTTAAAGTCGTTTGTTAGATAGTTTACAAGTTTGTCTTTGTTAGACCAGATGCTAGAACTAAAATTACCTTTACCAGTCCAATCATTGTTAACAAACAATTCTGCGGATACTTTGTCAGTTTGGAAACCAATTGTTTTAGCGGTTTCTTGATAGCCTTTTTTAAAGACTGTCGTCAAATGCTTGGTTAATTCCGCTTCTTCAATTGCACCTATTTCCAACTGCTGCATTTTAATGCTTAATTCTAGTCCTTGTAATCTATCTAGTTTATAAATAGATGTTCTGACAGGCATTAAATCAGCATGTTGTGGATATTTTTCAGCAAATCGCTCACAGTCTCGATAAAGCAAGTCTTTGTCAGCTTTAGATAGCTGTTGCAAAAGATTTCGATACTCAACAACATTGTCTTTCCCATACTTGCTAAAATAAGCCCCTATTTCCTTTTCTAAGGACTTTGCTTCATCGGCGTAGTATTTGCTAAGCTTAGACTGCAAAGCACGCTCTGACGTCTCTAAATTAGCCCACAGTTGCTTCTGGCGCTCATTCCAATATTGTTGTGGTGTTTTGGCCATTCAGACCTCCTGCTTGTCGGCTGATTAATGTCGGTTTATCGCTATTTTTCTTTTCAATTTCTTTTTGCGGGTTTTCCACAATAGATAGCACACCAACCTGTGTTTCTTCCGACACAATTCCTGCCAAGTTTCCTGCGATTTGAGACTCCTCTAAGAGATTTGCTGGCAAATTGCGAGTAAATTTATACTTAATGCCAATCCAATCTTTAGGTCCTATCTTAGATGTAGGATAGCTTGCAATAAGCTTATATCTGCGGTTCATACCGCTCATGAATTTACGCTCTTTTGTCTTAGCCAAGTTATCCATAGCTTGCAAACGATAACGCAAAGCGATACCGCTAGCTGTACCGAACGATTCGTCACTGATGTTGGCCACCATTGCAGTCCTAAAAATTAAATTTTCCAATCGGTCGAGCAAATGCTCCTGTGTTGCGTCTGCATCTGGCTTTTGTAAAAATTCAACAATTAATTGCTGCGCATCGGTGTCTTTTAGGTTGATAATGCGGGTGTCTCTAAGAGACTTCAATGTCTCGTCTTCTAACTCAGCACCCAAAATTTTAAGATACGCGTCTGCGAAATACTCAACGTCATTGGCTTTTTCGGAGATAGCTTTATTAAACGCATTAATCAATGTCACAACACTAGCTAGCAAGCTTTGTCGCTCTTCGTTTTCAACGTACTCAATCATCGGCACGCCGTCAAACGGATGAGGTTCGTTCTCTCCAATTTCGAGTCCTTTTTCGCCATCTTTAAAATAAGTAATGTTGTTGGCATCTGAGTAAGACCCCTCCAAAACGCCGTCCTTATTATAAAAATATCGCACAGCAAATAACGGCTTTTGCCTAATGGAATCATCATAGACAATAAAAGCTTCGAGCGGTGTCAGATAAGTAATTCCAACCTCTGCATTCTCGTCATTAAAAATTAATTCGTAGCCATGTCCGTAAATACTGCAAATCTTTGATAGTTCTGCGTTGTTATCGTCTTGGTCGTTATATCCGTCTAATAACTCTAAATAATTGCTGACTTGTTTATTCTCGTGACTCGTTTGAACTGGCACACCGATGAAATAGCCATTGAATGTGTCAACGATATACTTTGCAAAGTTAACAACCAAGCGATTATCAGGCTTGTATTGTTCTTTTTGTTTTTGTTGCAAAATAGCATGATTACCCTCATACAGCTGCTTATATACCAAATAATTAAGATTAAACGACTTATGTTTTTGAATTAGCTCGTTTAATAAATCTTTTGTCATCTCTGTATCTGATGGCACAATAAATAATTCTGGCACTAGATACCTCCTTTAAATGTTTTGACGATAGTTTTAGTCGCTCTCATGTCGTCTGACATAGCGTATCTTGTCGCATCTATCGCATGGTTATCTTTGTCCTCTAAACGAGGCTTAGGGTTGCCATCTCTATCAACTTGATAGTCGATATTTTCAAATTCTCGAGCGATGTTTGGTGTACGTTTCGGATCTATACAGATAAAATCTAGGTCATCTAACCAACGCTCCCCAAACTCTACAGAGTCAGGGCCTTTTTTGGCACCTCTGATATGCTTAATCCCAAACTCGTTGCGCAACTCTGCAATAGATTTAGGTTCAGCTGCATCTGCAAATATCTCATCGTTTGAGTAGCTTTTATCTTTTAACCAGTTTGCTAACTGTCTGTTACTAATCTTTTGCCCGTACAGCTCATCTATTGCATAAATCCCATTATGCTTTTTATCGTAATGCCAACGCACAAAAGCCAATGGATCAGTTGCATAACCAAAGTCGACAGCGTTACGGATATTATCAAACGACCTGTACAATTCGTCTGGTATTGTCTCAAATCGTAAATTATCAAATGGCACAACCCCAGAGCCAATAGCCTCTCCCAGATACTCCCAACGATAACGACGTTCTGAACGCTCTCTCGTGGCTTCTGCCTCGGCTATAAACTCTTTGGCAATAAAAGGGTTATCTTTATACGTAGATGCGTGTACAAACGTATTTTTAGGTTGAAATTGGCTCTCATACTTTTTGTTAACCCAAGACTGCTTGCGCTTTGGTGGATTATATGTATAAAAAAACTTATAAAAAAGACCATCGCCTAACTCTCCACGTAAGAGGGAGTTGGTAATAGTCTTAACTTCGTCCTCTGTTTTAAATTCCGCAAGCTCCTCAATCCACCCTATTGCAAACGGGAAGCGACTGTCTTTAAGTGATTTGATACGCTCTGGATTTTGAGCGCCACGGAATACAATGTAATTACCTCTCGGAATATATGTGATCCTTAACGGTGACTTATTAAATTTAAAATAGCGCTCTAACCCTTGCTCAGATATAGCCCACTTGATTTGCTCATAAACAGACTGCTCCAGAGTATTATCTGTCTTACGAATACAAACCGCATTGACTGGATACTGTATTATTAACCTCGAGATAATAAAAGCAATATTAGATGATTTACCAGAACCGCGGCCACCTTTACAAGCAATATTTAGTATTTTAGGATTCCACGTTGCCTGAACAACAGGTCTAAAGCCAATTGGGATAATATCAGCTAAATCAACTACCATTATCTTGCACCCATGAATTTGCTAGCACGATAGGTTCGTCTATGCTGATTTCCTTCTTGTCGGTCGGTTTATAACCTGCTCTGTCAAGGATATCTTGAGAAGCTTGTAGTCTTACCAATTCTGATTTTGCGTTTTTACTTAGATTAACAAGCGTTCCAATTGCAGAAAGAGCATATTTCCCAAAAGCTTTTTCTGCGATTTCGTCATTTAATTTATTCCAACCCGATTTGTCTTCCGGGTCATTTTCCCAGTTTCGCAACTGTCTATCTGTGATACCGATTATTTCCGCGACTTGTGCTTGATTAGCTGTTGGATTTAATAATTTAAACTCAATAGCATCAAGCATTTTTGCCTTATTTGCTCTTGCCAAAATATGTTCCTCCTTTCGGAAATTTTCGGAAATAAAAAAGCCACCACAATTGGTGACTAATTGGTTAACCATAGATAAATAGCAAATGAATGCTAAGCCTATTGCCTACCCCATTCTGGGACACTTCTATTTATCGAACAGGAACAGTCGGAATCGAACCGACTTACAACCGTTGTCCCTACTAACCACAAGCAAGGTTGCGACCCTTGTTTTACTTGCGATTAATCAATCGACTTAGCACTGGTACGCATTGTTAAGAGGCATTGCTAAGTCTTAATAAAAACCCACACATCAGAACGTGTCTGCCTTTAAAGGGGTGTGGGGTCGCGTCTCCTCTGACGCTGATTGAGACGGCAGGATTCGAACCTGCTCCATGCGTCTCACATACCATAAAATAACAAGTTTGATCGTAGTTAAAGTTGGCGACTAAATAAATAGTCATTTGGTAAAATGGTTATCTCTTCTTGTTATTTTGATAGTACTATAATAACATGTATATTTATATATAAAGTACATAATTATTCCATGTTAATTCCAGCTTTTTTCCAATTTCTCAACAAGCAACATTCCCTCTTTATACAGTTCGGAAAACGATATCAAGGCGTTATCTAGCATATTGTAATACTGACTTTTCTCGTAGCCAAGATTTGTATAAATATCACAATCAGTCTTTGGATACGTGAGCAAATACTTGTCGATAAGTATCAATCTATACTCTGGATCAAATATCCCGTTGACTGCTCTCTCAATCGCATCCAGCTCCTGTTCTGCTGACACACGATTAAGCGCTAACCTTTCCACGGGCTTGCTAGGGACTCCATGCGGCTGCCTTGGCTCAAATGAATAAGTAGCTGTAACTTTTTGAGTATCTACGTCATTAGCTATCCTCCGCCAACGTGGATACTCTCTCAACTTACGCTTGGCATTGGATTTTGTTTTTTGGATATCAATCTCTGGAAAAAACGTCATGAAAGCCCCCAGTATGGTATAATTTATTTAAGCTTAAATTTAACCAAGGAGGCGTTCCGTGTGGACGTCTTTTTGTTTTGTGGAGAAAAGCCCTCTCTTTCTTTTGTTTTTGACACAGGCGTACGATGTCAACATTGGCGCCTTGAATAATAGCAGATGACCGATAATCTGCGTTAGAATTAAGTGCGCTGAAAGAAAGTACCTCGTTTCTATTTTTTAATTTCGGTCTATGACTGCATAACGATTATTCCACGCTATGCAGCTGATAAAAATAAAAGGTGTCTAAGTCGCTTTTAACGTGGTTCCTGGCACGTAACCCCACAGAGCCATTGCAGGCTCTTATGCGCTTGCGTGAGGTTATAAATCCGTCACTTCTTTCGCAAATCCCTCTCTCCAAGCCCAGTCAAAATCTTTGCGGATTTCTTGTTCTGTGAGTTGATATCGACTATTTTTTTCCCAACAATTATCGAATTCGTTGTATATCACAACGTCTCCAACGATAGACCTTGCAAGTATTGTAATTGCAGGTGTGTTAGGATTCGGTATCTCCACCGTATACAACTTCTCTTTTTCGATGGTTACAGCATCAGGACCATTTACAATTAATGTGACAAGTGCCAAGGCATTTTTGTCTGCACATTTTCTATTTTTTGGATTTAACCATTTGTACACTTCCATCGGCTGATTATCGAAATCAAACCATTCATCAAAATCATAATGACGTTCTCTTGAATAATCAACCCAATCAATAACACATTGCTTAACTACTGGTTTTGGTTGCTTGATTTGTCGGATGATACTCAAAACAGATACTTTTGAGATAGGTTCGTCCACAAATCGTTCGTATTCTCCCATTTGCTCGATATGTTTAATCGCTTCTTCAATCTTCATTTGCTACCTCGTTTAAAAATTCTTTTTTATCAACTAATTCAGACAAAACTTCCTTATCTCCAACAAGCATCGATTGTAAAATAATAATATCCACATCTTTAGTATGTAACCTGTTAGCCATTGGAGATTCTAAATGATACTTTTTAAACCAACTTTTAGGATGAGTTTTCATCAAAGTTCCACTTGGCAAACTTGTGATTGTTTGCTTAATATTTCCACCTGTATATTGATTAAACATTTCCTATCCCCCATTTCCAGTTAATTCTGCAATCCGTTTAGTCTGCTGCTGGTTTTGCTCGCTAGCACGTTTAAGCTGCTTTTGTGTCCTGCTTAGCTGAGCACGTAGTCCGTTTATTTGCGGCTCGTAGTGCCTTTGCAGTGCGATGCTCGTCATTAGCAATATGCTAATCCCTGTCATCAACATAACGATCACGTTAGTCTGTTTATACAGCCTATCATCTTGTCTCTCTATCGTGTCTAGAAGCTGATTTATTACTTCTTCTTTTTTCATTCTTCCACACTTTCTAGTAAATCGCTGTTCTGATATATATTTCCGATAACTTCGACAGTATTTCCATTTCTGGCATATGTAAATAAATCATTGTTACAAAACTTTTTCCCAACTGCCCATGAGGCTCTCCAATCTGACCAAAAAACTTTTGATATTCTAACTTTTTTACCTTTTTCGGTTGCGTTTGGGTCAGTCAGCATATCCCATGTGTATCTAACCACATCCCCTTCAAAAATCTCCACGCCGTTTTTATCTTTTAGACCTGTTGATTGCATGAGGACAGCTAAATCATAAGTATTACCTTCTTCAAAATCTCGCCAGCCTAAATAAAATTTGCCATTATGAATAATTAGCTCGTCATACATATCGGGATCTAGCCATGCTCTAAATTTCGGTATCATTCCACTTTCTCCAAAACCTCATTAATATATTCATCACTATAGTAGCTATTTTTCATCCGCTTTTTTAGTTTTTCTTTTGTCTCAAAATATCCAATGCAATAGTCCCCGTCTCCGCACGTTTCGCATTGCTCTTCATAACTCGAATCGTAGTCATCTAAGAAGTAAATTCCGCCCAAATGGGATTCATACACATATTTTTCAAGTTTCATTTAATCACCCCACACATTCTTTCGTCTTTGTAATCAACAATGTTAATAATCATTCCACTTCCTCCAAAAATTCCTCAACTAACTTTGTTACTGCTTCTTGATGAATTCTAGTTGCTGACAAATTACCTACGACTCTCAATCTGTTATATTCACATTTCAACAATTTATATTCTTCTTTAAATTCATCTAGTGTCATTGGCTCTTCAACTTCCCATTTACCATCAATGATGGCTTGGACAACAGCCAAATTTCTTTCAAACGATGAAAATATTCTGTTAGAAACAACTGTTTCAATTACTTTATATTTTTGCTCTTTGGTTCTTAATCCGTTTACATTTACAAAAAATGTTAGCCAGCTATCTTCATTTCCCTTTAACTTAATCATTTAAAATTTCCTTACTCTCCAACCAGACTGCAAGCATAAGGCAATAATTAGCCATGTCTTTAAGAGTGTCTGCTAAACTTTCTTTTACTTTAGCTTCGCTTTTTACTAGGTTTTTCAAGCGGTAAAACTTATCCATGATTCTTGTAACACCTGCTAAAACACCTAACTCATTTAATGATTCTTCAAATGAATTTCCGTAATCTGCGTTTTTTGCTAAAAATGTTTGATAGTTTTTATCAAATGCTACTTGCATTGATTCTGGATTAATTTTATCTGTCATTCTTTTACCTCTCTCAAAAAATCTATAATCAATTTACACTCGCTCTTATTGGGCAATATTCTGCGTTCTAAGAGCGCTTTTAACTTCCAAGTATAAATACCTATCATGTCGGATAAAACCTCGTCAGACGCATTTATTTTGCTTCTACGGGCTATTAATGATTCCGCTACATCATAAGGCAACAGAATATCGTAAGATTTAGGTGTGTATTTAATATCTTTATTAAACTGTCTGTGTCTTTTCATAAGCCCATCTCCCAAGCTTTAGTTAATGCGTTCATACGCTTGATTTTTTTGACAAGCTTAACGTCACCATAATTTTTAAACATCCACTTTTCATAAATCTTCTCGTCTTTGTCGGATATTTTTGATTTAGAGTGATACGAGTGCTTGATTAGCTCTGTTAATTCTTTGGTTGTGTACAGCCTTTCAAAATATTCCAAAATATTAGGCGGAGGCAATCTATGCATTGATTTGCTCGTCACAAGCGTGGCATAGACTCTTTTTGCTTCTAACGGATCTATGATAATAATATTGTTATCCAAAAACTTTTTCATAGACGGCTCCATTTGTTTGTAAAAATCATCTACTAGTGTCATAATTCGTTTATTTTTACCTCGATTCTGGGATTTGGACTATATATCTTCCGTGTCGTGTGCTCGACAATGATGTTGTCATCTATCCACACAATTTCCGCTTTTGATATACTGTCGTATAATGCTTTTTCAAGATTGTCCAAATCGGGCTTATTTGGCACATATAAGCGCTCATTTATGTAGTCTTGATACTTTCGTTTAGTCTTATTCCTAGCACGCTCTGATGGCTTTTTAGACATCAATTTCGGTGCTTTTAGATAAAAGGTGACATCATTCTTTATACTGTCATCAAAATAAGGTCCATCATAATTGTTTTTTACGTAGTCTGTGACTTGTTTCCTCCAAGCCATCATATCTTTATCCTCGTAAGCCCCGCTCCATCTGCTAAAGCGTGGACGTTTTTGCGGTTTTGGTTCAATCGGTATTGTAAATTTAACCATTACTCCTCCAATTCATCTTCGTATCCGATAAACACGGCATGTCTGCCGTTCGGTCTTCTTTTTTTGTGAGCCGGTGAAGCTATAAAAACTATCGTGTCTACGGTTACCCCAAGCCTCTCCGCCAGCTCGTATTTTGTCCCGACGTCTACAAAAGTGTCGTTGTCGTAAACAGCATATATCCTTTGTCTATATCTGTTAGCCATATCATTTAAAACGGTAGATCATCATCGCTGATGTCTATCTGGCTTTGATTGCCAAACGGTTGACTGTTGTCGTTCTGCGAAGAGTTGCCTTGTCCAGATTGTTGATTGCGACTTTCCAACATTTGGAAACTCTCTGCAACAACTTCTGTTACATAGACACGTTGGCCTTGTTGATTTTCATAGTTACGTGTCTGAATACGCCCTGTGATGCCGATTAAAGTACCTTTTTTAGCCCAGTTTGCTAAATTTTCAGCAGACTGCCGCCAGATAACACAATTGATAAAGTCCGTCTCTCGCTCTCCGTTTTGCTCTTTAAATCTGCGGTTAACCGCAAGTGTGAAGGTAGCCACAGCTACTTGACTCGCTGTATAACGAAGCTCTGCATCTTTGGTCATACGACCTACAAGCACAATATTATTAATCATTTTTTAGTCCTGCTCTCTTTTTTAATTTATTAATCAAATCGTCGGTTGACACAATCTGTTCTGTATGCAAATCTTCAAGTGATTTAATTTTTAAGGTATCGGTTAGCCATTTTGTTAGCTCCTCGACATTTTGATTTGTGGTTTTCGCAATATCATTTAAATCAGACTTGTAAGTCTCGACTTGGATGTTGCTGATTTTTGGTGTTTGATATCCTGTCTTTTGTGTTTTTTTAGTTGTAGCTTTTGGCGATTGGCTGGGATTGTTTGGTTTACTGGCTTCGTTGCCGTCATCATCTTGATCGCTTGTTATCCCAAAAATTGCCGATAATGCATAGCGCTTTGCGTAAGTAATAGCCGAACCAGCGCCTTGTACATCATTTTTTGTAGGTTTAACGCTTAAAGGCCCGTACTCAACCCATTCGCCGCTCGTGTGCATGACAAGCGTTGCAACATCGATATAACCGTTTTCTGTGTTTGTTGTCGGATCCTGCGAAAAAGATATCCCGTTGTTGGCAAAAGCTTTTGTGATTGCTTCTGTCACATTTTCCAGCGGTACGTACTTACTCTTAAAAAAAGGGTTATCCTTGTCTTTTAATGGTTGTTTTACTTCTAGCTGGGCTTTACAAAACGCTTTAGCGTATTCTGTTATACTTTCTGATTTTTTCATTTACTTTACCTGCAAGCTTTCTGTTTCAATTAGTTCAACTCCAGATACTTCTATTCCAGATTTCAAAGCTTTCGAGATTTCAGATTTCATTGGTTTGTATTCAATTTTTTCTTGCATGTAATCAAGAGGAATTTTCGTTTCGTCCAAAATCTCAATTTTTTTGCTTCTTCGCAAAGACACCTTAAACATTCCAGCGTCAACTTTTTTCTTTTGGCTCAATTCCATTGCACGCCTGATTGTCTCTTTGTATTTTTCCGCTTTGGCTTCCGCTTGTTTTTGCTTTTTATAAAAAGCTTCTTTTTCGGCTTTATACATTTCGGCATCAGCCTGCACATTTTTTAACATTTTGACAAAATACTCAATGTTGTTTTCTAAGTCTGACTGGAAATCAATGCTGTCAAGCGTATTTTGGAAGGTTTCGTCGTCTAAATCTAAACTTTCCAGATAAGCGGCGATTCCCTCAAGTTCATATAAATAAGCCATTTATTTCCTCTTTCTGTGTTTTAATCATCCAAAATATGTTGCTTAGTGGACCACTTGCTATCAATTCTGCGGTTAATAACAAGCTCTGGCCATACATCAAATTCCGTCTCGATATAGTCCATTAAGTCCTCATCTGTATAGTCTTTAAATTCTTGATAGGTCTGCTTTAGTGTAGGTTCTTCGCTGCCTCGTAAGCAGTCAATCGTAAAGATAAACGCATCTCTAAAATTGCTATCAAATGTGATTGTCTCTTCGTTTATCCTAATTTCGACCATTTCGCACCTCGCTAGCAGCTTTTGCAAATTCGATTAAATCTACAGATTCGACAGCTTTAATCCGCTTAATCTCTGACCTGACCTGACTTTTATTGGCTCTAAGGCCTTCCTGACGCTCCATTTTTGTAGTTGGTAGATAATAGCCGCCATCTTTTTGCTTGCTGGCTACAACAGGTACTCCTTTTTGAATCAAGTCATAAACAATCTGTCTAACCTCTCTATCCGTTAAACCAAAAGTCTTTCTAATTTCTTCGTTAGATACTTTGCGTTCCGCTCCCATTGGGATAAAACAAAACACTCGCTTTTCTAAGTCTGTTAAATGATTTAGTAACTCCATATTTCTCTCCTAGAATGTCACCTTTGAGCACTCTCTCCATGCTCGCAATTCTTCAATTTTCTTTGCTCGGACATCTTCGTCTAGCGCCATGATTTTTGCCGCGTGTTCCTCGGATAGCCCGAAAAATGTTGTTAATGTCAATTCCATAGCTTCATCCTTTCGTCATTCATGCCATCAAATTCCATAATATGGCTTTTGTCGCATCCTTTTCTAATGCGTGATGCAATTCTCTCCCCATAAATTTTTCTGATTTCGGCAGGTGTCAGATTTGTAGTAATGATTGTGTTTGTACGCTTATTAAGCAAGCTATAAATAATACTTGTGGACCAATCGCTAACTTTTTCGGCACCTAAGTCGTCCAGAACTAGGTAATCAACATCTTTTAGTTTATCCATCCAAAACGCTTCTTTACTGAAGTCTCGCTTTATCTCTGATAGCAAATCAGTGACATTTACAAGCAATCCTAATTTTTTCGTTTTATCGGACAATCCCCTAATAATACTGTAAGCTAAATGACTTTTGCCTCGTCCAGCTTTTCCAGTCATGATGATATTTCCCTTGCCACCAAGAAACCAATCATTAGCCATCGCCTTAGCCCAAGAAAGCACCTCTTTATGCTTTGACGTTTCCGCCCTAAAATTATCAAATGATGCATTTTCCAACTCGTCGTCCATAATTGATAATTTTTTGAGATAGTACAATCGCTTGTTTTCAAGTTCTCTCTCATATTGCTTTTGGACGTGCAAAGTGTTTTGATTTTCTAATTCTTCTCTGTGACAATCTGGACATACTGTCAAACCAGTCTTGAGGACTGTGATGTATCTACAACCGTGTTTTTCACAGACGGTATCTTCTTTTTTGGTGTTTTGTTGATAAGATATAGCGATTTTGGCAAATGCGTCTTCGTCACCAAGTATCATATTCGCTTACCTCTTCTTGTTTAGAATTTTTAGATTGGAATTGCCTTTGTTCCTCGTCTTGTTGGGTAATAGTCGTAATACCGTTTTGTGCCCAACTCTTCAAAATAGAATTGACATAACCGAAGCTGCGTTTAGAGTTGTCTGCTGCTCTATCAATAGCACGCTTTACCAATTTGCTTTCCAATTTGTCAATTTTGATATAAGCGTTTAGCTTTTCTGCTTGATAGCCATCTAAAACACCTATTCGTGATTGGTAATACTCAAAGATATTAAAATTAGATTTTTCATCAGCAGTAGCAGATGAATCTTTTATCTCTTCTTCTACTTCTGTCTTTATATCTATATTTATATCTATCTTTTTATCTTTCTCTATCTCTATCTCTATCTCTGGTTCACAAATGTAAGAATTTTGATTTACATTTGTAAGACCAACCTTTTTTTCTCTGTAATTCCTCATATAATCAGCTTGCGAGCTTGATTTGCCGACAAAATTTTGAATATTTGTCATATATATCGCACCGTTATCAAGAATTTCAATTAGCTGTAAATCCCTAAAAATTTGAATGGCTTTTTCAATTGTCCCAACCTGATGTCTTGTAATTGTGGCAAGCATTTGAGCATTGTAAGGAATAAGGTTATTGAACATTAATAAACCGTCATTTTTTAAGCTTCTTAGGTATAGTTTGAGCAAAATATTGCTATAGATATAGCCGTCAGACATACTTTCTAAAATGATTGCTTCATCACTTTCAAAAAAATTTTCCTTTAATTTTAGATAGTAATACTTTTTGTTATCTGCCATTTATCCCCTTTCTAATTCGCGGCGATCAATCTCATCAAGCTTAGCGATACATTTGTCTAGCGTGCTTTGCAGGATATATCCCTCTTCGATGATGACATCTAATAAATTTGCTTTAGCAACCGCATGGTTTAATTCGCTAAACTCTTTGTTGAGCCGTGTGTTTTCGTCTCGCAAAAACTCGTTGTCTTTAATTAGTTGTTGTTCCATACTGTTTCCTCATATATGCATCAAATTCGGCCCATTGCTTTTCAGATGACGCTCTAAGCGTGTCGTGCTTAATCTGTTCTTGTTTTTTTGGTTTTGCAAAAATAAAGTTAAATAGCTTCATGTTATTTCTCCTCGATCTCGTCCAAAAGTCTTATTTGTTATTTAGCCAAGCTATAATTTCAGCTTTTTTCCAACGGACGCCTGGCAATTCCTTTGGAAAATTTTTGTCGTGTCTGTAGTATTTGTCAAAAGTTCCGGGGCTCATGCCAAGCCTCTCTGCTACTTTTTCTCTAGTCCATAACTCTGCATTGAGTTCGTCTAACTTCATTTGGACTAATCTGTTAACTGTTTTTTCAATAATTTCTTTTATCCAGTCGGACAAACTCAATAAGATATTGTCCATAGTGATCTCCTTGTGGTATAATTAAGTAAATTAATTTAGTTTTGAGTCCGATTCCTGTCGGACTTTTTTTGTTATTTAAATTTGTAAATTTCGTTCATCCAACTCCTTGTTTACACGATTTTTCGTATATCATACCACAGATATCTCTTTGCGTTCCTTAAAGAGATAAATAATATCAAATTCTGGGAAAAAGGTTTGTTGAACTTTCAATGCTTCCCCAAATTTAAAATCAGAATCGCCATTGATCTTTTCACGAACCGTTTGAGACTTTAAATGTAAACAGTCTGCGATATCAACCAATGAAACGCCTTTCTCTTTTCGAATGTATTCGATGTTTTTCATATAGGTCCTTTCTAATACGATTTTTCGTATATTGTTTTATTTTAAAAAGCTTTTGTTTCCTTAAGCTTGATTTTATTATATATGATTTTTCGTATATAGTCAACTATTTTTTCTGTTTTTTTGTATTTTTTTCTCTTGAAATATGATTTTTCGTATGTTAATATATAGTAGAGAAACCAAGAAGGAAAATTTAAAAATGGACGAAAAAGATTTAAAGCGAATTATTGAAAGCAGATATAATAGCGTTAGGGCTTTTGCTATCGAAAATGACATTCCGTACACAACAATGCGCTCAATTTTGGAACGTGGTGTAATGAATGCAAAAGCGGAAACTATCTTTAAAATTTGTGACGCATTGGGAATTAATCCAGAAAGCTTTGCTGAAGAAAAATCTGATTGGCAGTCAACCATCGACCTATCGAACCTACGCGAGCGCGTTGTTATGTTTGATGGCAAACCACTATCTGATGACGATGTCAAAAAAATCGAAGCTATTATTAAATTGTCGTTAGGGGTCGGAAATGGTGAAGATAAATGAGATACTTAGTCAGTACAACATAAAACTATTTGAGTTCCCAGACACAATGTGGGATAGGTCAGGGTTTTACTATCCTGACCATCGAATAATCTATGTTAATAAAAACCTGTCTGAAAAAGATAGGAAAAAAGTAATCTTGCACGAAATAGGACATATAGAGCATGACCCAAAACAGTACCAAAGATTGCTGCTAAAATACGAAAACCAAGCGGATAGATTTATGGTCAGAGAATTAATAAAAGATTATCTCTCTGACCATGATATTTATAGCTTCGACTGGTTAAAATTTGCAAATTATTATAAAATATCAACTTCTTGGGGACAAGAAATGATACAAGACGAGTTTAGGAAGTTAATTTAGGTGGATATATGAAAATAGGATTGAGAACACCTAGCCTAAAAAAATCCATTAAGGCTAGAACAACAGGTAAAATTAAGAGAGCGCTTAAAAAAACTGTCAATCCAGTATATGGCAAAAAAGGCGTTGGTTTGATAACAGACCCTAAAAAAGCTATTTATAACAAAGTCTATAAAAAAACAACTTTTGGTGGATTATCTGGTATTGATTTAAATTCCAGCAAAAATCATTCTTTTTTGGACTTATTTAAATCTCCAAAAAAAGAGAAAAAATCAGAAGTAAAGCGAAAAGAAATAGAGTTAACTAATTTAGTCAACGAATGCGAACATAAATTGTTTTTGTACAATCAAAGCATGACTATTGTTAATGACACAACTAACCCAGACACATTTTTTAACAACTTGGATACAGCTAAATATAGCCTTGAACGTGCGGTAGAAATAAGTAAGTATGACTTTATAAACGCGAGTGGAGATGACTTAGAGAAAGGCTTAGAGAGGCTCACAAACGAAAAGCTAAATATCGAAGAAGAATTTGTTAAAAGATATTATTTTGACAATATCAAAAAAGCAAATGTGCTAAAAACAGAAAAAGGAAAACAAAATAACCTATCAAAAGGAAAAGAAAGATTACTTGAATATAGAGATAAATTTGAAGATGACACTATAAAATTAATAGATATTTTATACAATAACTAAAAAAAGCCCCACGCTTTCAAACTTGGCGGTCTGAGCGTGAGGGCTATCCAAAAACATAAAACAACCATTAAAAAGGTCGTTTTATTGTACCTAATTATACCATTTTTAGGAGGTGATGCCAATATCCTTTCAACTGATCTCGTCCAAAAGTCAAAAAAGAAAGGATTTAAGAATGAAATACAATAAAACAAAATACCCAAACATATTTTGGTACGTTACCTTAAAAGGTAAACGATACTATATCCGTAGAGGTTATTATTTAAATGGAGAAAAAAAGGAGGCTACTGAAAGTAATATAAAAACAATACGAGAAGCTCGTTTAATCCTAGCTGAAATTGAGCGAAAAATAGAAAACAATGAATTTGCTTATAATAAAAATTTGACTGTTGATGAATACTGGGAAATATACGTTGATAATAGATTAAAAGCTGGAGCGTGGTCTCCTGACACATACGTTGAGCGCACTAATATCTTTAAAAATCACATCAGCTCAAAGTTTGGCAATAAAAAAATGAATGCTATAAACCGTATAGAATATGAAAACTACATTAACAATCTGCTTAATACCAACTCAAGAAGTACAGTAAAGCACATATATGATGTTTTTAGTATTATGTTAAATCATGCTGTCAAAAATAAAATGCTAGACGATAATATCATCAAATTTATTGACATTGGCGATAGCGAAATAAAACCTATCAACAAACGTAGATCAATGCAAGAGTTTAAAGCTTGGGATAAAATTGCCAGAGAAATGCTTGATGATTATGACTACGCAATGGTTAGGATAACATATCTTGGATTGCGTAGAAGCGAGGTAGCTGGCATAAAATTAGGGAATATAACTTTTAATGATAAAGATTGTGCAGTCGTAAAGATAGACGAATCAAGGACCAGAGGTAGAAAAGATGGCGGAAGCCTAAAGACAGCTTATTCGGAACGATATGTGTATTTAGATTTCGAGACATCTCAACTGCTAAAAAAAGCCATTGATACATCTATCAAAATAGCCGTGTGCAACGATCGCATCTTAAACAAGGCTGATTTCCTATTTTTAGGAGACGACGAAAAAGTAAAGCCATCTTTTGTAGGAAAACCAATCGGTAGCCATTACATCTACTGCTTATTTAAAAAAATCAATAAAAATTGCGACGTTCATTTTACTCCGCACATGATGAGGCACTTTTTTGCTACACAGGGCCAAATAGCCGGTGTCCCAATTGAGCATATGGCAGCGGCTTTAGGTCATTCAAATAATTACATGACTAGCCAATACACCCACATAAAAGACGAGGTAGGAGAAAATGTCACAGCAGCTTTTATGGGCAGTATAAAATAA